CTCCGGTTGGTCGTTGCTGATGACCTCTTCTCTCATATCCAACGTGGCGTTGCAACACCTATTTTTGCAGCATGAGCACTTTTTTACACGTGCTGCAGCATGCAGCATTAGCAGCACGGTGCAGCGTGATGCATCATGCTGCAAATGGTGCAGGTCGGGTAATGCAGCATTTCTGCAGCATCAAGGGGGTACACCCCCGTAGGGGGTGCCCCCCACTGCTGCAAATGCTGCACCGAGCAGATGCTGTGCTGCGCTGCAGAAATCCGTGATGTGATGACCAGCCCCGGAAGCTGAAGATGCAGCATGATGCGTCGTGCTGCAGATGCTGCAGCGCCTCGTAAAATATCGCTTGCAACGGTGCGTTGCATGTGAGATGGAGGGTCATCAGCAACCAAGGAGACACCCAATGACCATCCGCACCGCCCTCGACGCCTTCGCCCCCGAACTGGCCGATCAGTTCACCAGCTTCGCCACCCGCCGCATCGAGCGCTTGATCGAGCAGTTCGGCCTCGGCCTGCGCGGCATCGGCAACAGCGGCCAGTACAAGTCCTACGAAGCCGTGGCCGGCCTGTTCGACCGCTACACTGGCGAAATTCGCGCCGACCGCCTTGAGGCCGCCGCCGCTGCCTACGCCGCCGCCACCATTGAAGCGTGGGCCGCCAAGATCGACCAGAAGGTCGGCGACCTGACCGACGCTGAAGTGCAGGCTCTGGACGGCGCTCGCTTCCGCATCACCGGCACCAAGAACGGCAGCAACGTCGTCATCGAGCAGGACATGATCGTCAACGTCTCGCCGAAGGGCAAGCTGTTCAACCAGTTCCCCGCCCGCATCTACGTCAACGGCAAGTTCACCAGCGCGGCGGCTTACGCCAAGCTCTGACCAGCACGGGGCGGCCACAGTGCCGCCCCTTGTCCTTCGGCCGGCTGGGTGTTATCTGCTGTGGGCTGGTAGTCCTGCCACGAAGCGGAGCATGCAGATGGCCGATGACATTGTCGGTAGTAAAAAAATGGGTCGGCCGCCATACGAGGCGACGGACGAGCTTCGCGCCAAGGTGCGGACGTGGGCCGCTGTCGGCACGACACAGGAAGTGATCGCCGCAGAGCTTGGCATCTGCATCGACACCCTCGCCAAATACTACCGGGACGAACTCGACGAGGCGTCCGCTCGCGGCGTGGCGAACATTGCCAGCAACCTGTACGCGAAGGCGATGGCCGGCGATGTGACATCCATGATCTTCTACCTGAAGACGCGCGGACGCTGGCGCGAGAAGGCGTCGGCGGGCGACGACGAGAACCCATTGGTCATGCGGATCGAGGGCAGCATTGACCCCCTCGATCAGGCGATGGAGATCGCGAAGCGGGCAGCACGAGCAAAACAGCCCGATGAGTGATGGGGCCTGCCTTGCTGGCTGAGAGCCACGAGATCGAAGCGACGTTCGCCGCTGCCCGCCAGCGCCGGGCGCAGTTGTCCGCCGTCGAACGATTGGCCTACGACAAACATATGGCGTGGCTGGCGCAGGCGCACGCGCACCAGATCGAGCCGGAGGGGAACTGGCGCACGTGGCTGCTGCTTGCCGGCCGTGGCGCTGGCAAGACCAAATGCGCGGCGGAGTGGGCTTGGTGGGAAAGCTGGCGCGATCCGGGGTCGCGAACGCTGGTCACCGCGCCGACGCTGGGCGACATCCGCGACACCTGCTTCGAGGGCGAGAGCGGCCTGCTGAACTGCATACCGCACCAGTTGATCAAGGACCACAACCGCTCGCTGTCTGAGATCGTGCTGGTCAATGGCTCGCTGATCAAGGGCATCCCCGCATCCGAGCCTGAGCGCTTTCGCGGCGGCCAGTGGCACCGCGTGTGGGCCGACGAGCTGGCGGCGTGGACCTATGACGAAGACGCGTGGCAGATGATCATGTTCGCCCTGCGCCTCGGCAAGAACCCGCGCATGGTGGCCACCACAACGCCAAAGCCCAAGCAGCTCATCCGCCAGCTAGTGGCCCGCAGCGGGAAAGACGTGACAATCACGCGCGCCACCAGCATGTCTAACATGGCCAACCTCGCGCCGACCTTCCGTGACCAGATCATGGCGATGGAAGGAACAGTGATTTTTCGTCAAGAGGCGTTGGGAGAATTGGTCGATCCTGAGGAGGGTGGAATTGTCAAGCGCAGCCAGTTCCGCCTGTGGCCGCACGACAAGCCGCTGCCGCAGTTCGAGCTGGTCATCCTGTCGCTCGACACCGCCTTCACCGAGGCGACGGTGGACAAGCGCAGCGGCGACCCGGACCCGACAGCCTGCACCGTCTGGGGTCTGTTCTACCACGAGAAGCGCAACAACGTGATGCTGCTCGACTGCTGGGACGCGCACCTCGGCATGCCCGATCTGCTGCGCCGGGTGCGGCGCGAGATGAGCATTTCCTACGGTGACGACGGCGACACGGCGCTGATCAAGCCCATGTTCGGCAGCAGCAAGCCGCTGACCTCCGGCCGCAAGCCGGACATCCTGCTGATCGAGGACAAGGGCTCAGGCATCAGCCTGCGCCAGATGCTGGAGCGCGAGGGGCTGGAGGCCTACGCCTACAACCCGGGGCGCGCCGACAAGCTGACCCGCCTGCACATCGTCTCGCCCATCTTCGCACGCAAGATGATCTGGCTGCCCGAGAGCGCCAAGCACCCCGGCCGGCCGCGCAACTGGATCGACCCGCTGCTGCACCAGTTGTGTAGCTACACCGGTCCTAACAGCATCAAGCACGACGACTACGTGGACAGCACCACGCAGGCGCTTCGCCTCATGATGGACAAGAGGTTGCTCGATGCGGTACAAGCCAAAAAAGATGAGACCGGACCGCCTCCCAAGGCGCTCAGCAACCCTTACGCCGCGTGAAGGACGAGACCATGGACGAGGACGACATGGACGAACTGCCCGAGATGGTCGAGCTGCCCGAGGAAGAAGAGCCCGATGTCATCGACACGCCGGACGGCGGCGCTATCGTCAAGCTGGACGAGGAGGGGCCGGAGCGCTCCGACGACTTCTACGCCAACCTCGCCGAGGAGATGCCCGAGAGCGAGCTCAGCACCATGGCGGCTGCCTATCTCGACCTGATCGGCAAGGACAAGGAAGCGAGGAAGAAGCGCGACGAGCAGTACGAGGAGGGCCTGCGTCGCACCGGTCTGGGCGACGACGCGCCCGGCGGCGCGCAGTTCAACGGCGCGACCAAGGTCGTGCACCCGATGCTGACCGAGGCGTGCGTGGACTTCGCCGCCCGCGCCATCAAGGAACTGTTCCCGCCGCAGGGTCCGGTCAAGGACTTCATCCCCGGCGAGCCGACCGTGGAGAAGCTCAAGAAGGCCAAGCGCAAGACGGACTTCATGAACTGGCAGCTCACGGTGCAGAGCCCTGAGTTCCGCGCCGAGCTGGAGCAGCTCCTCACGCAGGTGCCGCTGGGCGGCGCGCAGTATATGAAAACCACTTGGCACGAGGCGCGCAACCGGCCGGAGTTCCTGTTCGTCGCCATCGACGACATGTACCTGCCGTTCTCGGCGACGAACTTCTACAGCGCCCAGCGCAAGACGCACGTCCAGTACCTGACGCAGCTTGAGTACACCCAGCGCGTCAAGCGCGGCATGTACCGCGACGTGGACCTGACGCCCGTCACCCTTGAGCCCGACTTCAGCTTGGCCGAGAAGGCCAACAACAAGATCGAGGGCCGCACCGAGACCAGCTACAACGAGGACGGCCTGCGGACCGTCTACGAAATCTATGTCACGGCCGACATCGAGGAGGACGGCGAGGCGCTGCCCTACATCATCAGCGTGGACAAGGTCACCAGCAAGGTGCTCTCGATCTACCGCAACTGGGACGAGCTGGACGAGGCGCAGGAAGAGCTGCAGTGGTTCGTCGAGTTCCCGTTCATCCCGTGGCGCGGCGCGTACCCCATCGGCCTGCCGCACATGGTCGGCGGCATCTCGGCCGCCGCGACGGGCGCACTGCGCGCCCTCCTCGACAGCGCGCACATCAGCAACAGCCAAACGATGCTCAAGCTCAAGGGCGGCAGCAAGGGCGGCCAGTCGCTTGAGATACAGCCGACGCAGGTGATGGAGATCGAGGGCGGACTGGCGGCGGACGACATCCGCAAGTTGATCATGCCGCTGCCGTACAACCAGCCGTCGCCGGTGCTGTTCTCGCTGCTCGGCTTCCTCGTCGATGCCGGCAAGGCGGTCATCCGCACCAGCATGGAGGACATCGCGGACGGCAACGCCAACGCACCCGTCGGCACGACGCTCGCCAAGATCGAGCAGGGCATGGTCGTGTTCAGCGCCATCCACGCCCGCATGCACAACAGCATGCAAAAGCTGCTCGGCATCCTGCACCGCCTCAACGCGATGTACCTTGAGGACGAGGACATCAAGGAGGAGATCGGCGAGCAACTGGCCACGCGCGAGGACTTCGAAGGTCCGCTCGACGTGGTGCCGGTGTCCGACCCGAACATCTTCAGCGAGGCGCAGCGCTTTGCACAGGTGCAGGCGGTCGCCCAGCGCGCGGCCGCGCTGCCGCAGCTCTACGACCAGCGCGCCGTCGAGGAGCGCATCCTCGACACGCTGAAAATCCCTAACGCCGAGAAGCTCCTGCTGCCGCCGACGACGCCCAAGGAGCAGAACGCGGTCAACGAGAACCTGTCGGCCTCGATGGGTCGGCCGGTCGTGGCCTTCCCGGCGCAGGACCACATTGCCCACCTCAAGACGCACCTCGCGTACATGATGAACCCGGCGTTGGGCCAGAACGCGCTGATCGCGCCGGTCTACCTGCCGATTATGCTGAACCACCTGAAGGAGCACATCGCCCTGTGGTACGTCTCGTCGGTGCTGGAACTGGCCGAGGAAGAGGCGGGCGAGGATGTCACCAAGACGATGAAGGAACTGAAGACGCCCGAGGCGCGGCAGGCGTTCGACCGCATGCTGGCCGAGGCGTCGCAGAGCGTCGTCGAGCAGGCGACCGGCGTCTTCGCATCGCTGCCGCCCGTCATCCAGCAGGTGCAGCAGATCATCCAGCAGTTGCAGCAGCCCGGCATGCCGCAGGACCCGCGTCTGGCCATCGAGCAGCAGAAGATGCAAATCCAGCAGCAGGACAGCCAGCAGCGCGCCCAGATCGAGGGCCAGAAGATGCAGGCCAACATGCAGCTTGAGCAGGTCAAGATGC